TAATTTGTAACTCTATTTGCAAAGAAATCTGTGTGTTGTTTACCTCCTGATAAATTATCAAACCATTTCATTCTTTTTACTGCATCTTGATCTATACCATTTACTATCGCTCCATAACCTAAATCGCTCATTTTAGTATTTACTCTATGTTTAATAAAAGATACTAGATCATATTTTGGACACCCTTTTAAATCTCCCATTTCATAAACTGTATCAATAAAATCTAATTCTAATTTTAAAGACAATTTAGCTGCTTCTTCAATATCAGCTCTTAATTCTGGGGTGTCAAATTCTGGGTGTTCTTTTAGTAGTGTTCTAAATAGCCAGCATCCTGCTTCAGAATGTAATGATTCATCTCTAATGCTCCATTCTACAATTTGTCCTACTCCTTTGAGTTTATTATCTAATTTAAAAGAAAGTAAAACAGCAAATGAAGAAAATAAATTTACACCTTCTGTAAATGCTGAAAATATAGCTAATGATTTTGCTCTTTCATGCCAATTAGGAGTACCATCGTGAGAATCTCTTACTTCAGTTAATGCCTCTATTTTTGCCATTGTAGCTTCATCTTCTAAGAATTCACTAAAATCATCTAATCCTAATTCTTCATTTAATAAAGAATAAGCTTCCGCGTGTATTGTTTCGAAAGCTCCAAATGTAACAGCCATTTTAATTACTTCTGGTTTTCTAAACCATTTAGTTACTAAAGATGACCAATAATCATTTACTACAGTTTCTGTTTGAGCAAACCCTTTAAGGATGGAACCAATTATATTTTTTTCTGTTTCTGAAAGGTTTTGTTTCCAATCATTCACATCAGACATCATGGGTACTTCAGTATGTAACCAATGTGCTTGTTGTTGTTTCATCCAATAGTCATGTGCTTCTGGGTACTCAAAGGGTTTATAAACCACTCTTTCCTGCAATAATGATGTTTTTGCCATTTTAATTTTTTAATTTGTTAATGTTATTTTTCTAATTCGAAAAACTTTTTACGAAGCAACTGTTTGTCAAAAGGATCAACGTCGGTATCAAACTTATTAGAACGGGTACTTGGGACCATGGTTTCTTCTTCATCCCCTTCAAAATATTCACTTTTTACTACAAAGTGACCTGTTGAAGTGTCTGCTTCTACACCAAATGTTATACCATCCATTCCATATCTGTTTTTCATTAAATGAAATCTACCTGTGTTATTAACTTTATCTTCTTTTTTACGTGAAAGAGACATACAAAAATCAGTTATCATAATTTTATCATATGACCCTGCTGCCTTATCTCCTTGGATTACTTTATCTTGAGCACCTGCACGGTTAACCTGTGAAACAGACCAAATTGGTATATCTAACTGTCGTGCTAATCCTTTAGTGCTAGTATAAATATCATCAATTTCGTCCTTACGCTCACGATTTTTCTTTCTTGATGAAAGAAGATCCACATAATCAATTATTACCAAATCAGGTTTAGACCCCATGCTTGTTGCTTTTGCAATATGAGATTCAATAGTTGAGATTGTTGCCTTACCTGTTGGGTATTCTTTAATAATTAGTGTACCTGGTAATTGTGGTATGATTTCTTCAATTTTATCTCTATGTGAATCTACTTTATTAACTGGGATTTTTGTAAAGAAAGCGTCATATCGTTTTCCAACATAATCTTCACCTAGTTCAAGTGTATAATGAAGTACATTATATCCTAATCTAACAGCATGGCCTCCTAAAGCAACTAATGACCAAGATTTACCACCTCCTGGGTTACCAAATATAAGACCAAAATCTCCATTTCCAAGTCCGCCTTGTAATAAATTATTGATTTTATCCCAAGGGGTTGGAACAGTTTCTCTTGAATTTTCTCTATACCTTGATTCAATATCCTTAATATATTCATGTCCTAAATTTTTATCTTGTCCTGATTTTAAAGCATTATCAATTAAAAAACGAATACCATCAAAATCTCCACCTTTAAGTAAATCAACAGAAGACATTAATGCCTTTTTTAATTGTTGATTTTTACAAAAATTAGTAAACTCTTCTTGAACATACTCTAAATCTTCATCTGAAGTAACATATGCTTCTTTAAGTTGTTCTTTAATAGATATTTGTAATACTTCATTATCTACTTTTTGTAATTCAACTTTAAGTATGTCTAAAGAAGGGGTAGTATGATATTTGTCATAATACTTAAGTATTTCTTTTATAGCCCATTTTTGTGCTGGGTTTTCAAAGTATTCATCAGAAATTATATCATGTATATTAACTAAGAATTCTTTATGAGTTAATAAAGACGATAAAACCTTTATTTGAAATTCGTGTCCGTATTGATTTATACTATTTAGTGTCAATCTTTATAACCTTTAAATTGTGAAAATATATCTTTTAACCATGTTTCTAAATTCCTAATCATCCCACCCATTTTGTCTTCATTATAAAATTGAACAAACATTTCAGGATTAAAATCTGGGAAGTCTTCTACTATTAAATTATCTATATGCTCCTTTCCCCTATCATCAATCATTGGAACACTTAAATCCATAACTTTATAATTAGTTTCAATTCGAGCTTGTTCCTGAACTATGCGTGAATATACAACATGATCTTTAAATTTCCTAGCTGATATATCGAAAATATCATCTAAGGTTAAATCATGGGTTTTTAATTCAGGGAATTTTTTAAATATGCCTTTAGCACCTAATCCTTTAATACCTTGAATATTATCTGAATTATCACCTAATAATGTTTTATGTAGAATGAAATTAGATGGTTTTAAACCAAATTTTTCTTCTACAGTTTTAGGAGTATAATATTCTTTCTCCATTGGTCTATATACAATAATTTTATCAGTTACTAACTGTAAGAAATCCTTATCACTAGATACTATAAAGCAGGTTGAATTGTGTTTTTCAACTAATTTTTCAGCTAACACCGCAATAATGTCATCCGCTTCGACCTTGTCTAATATAGTGGTCTTTACAGGTAATAATTTAAGGTATTGTATAATACGAACTATTTGATCGATTTTGGAATCATGTTCTTCTTCAATATTATCAAATGCTTCCCAATTTGTAACCCTTTGTAAATTTCTTGTCCCTTTGTATTCGGAGAGCAAGTTCTTTCGGTTGGTTGTAGAACCTGCTCCATCGAATACTACATAAACAGAGGTTGGATTTGTTTGTCTAATCATGGCACCTAAAGAACGGAAGAACCCACCTAATCCACCGATGTGAACTCCATCAGGATTAACCATATTCATCATAGCAAAATTTCTAAAAAATAGATTTAAACCATCTAAAATTAGTACTCTATCATGTTTCTTTTGTACAGTCTCTTCCTGATCCTCCTGGACGCTGTCCAGTAGACTAAATAATTCTTTATGTTTCATGTTTTACTTTCTATAAGTCCTCTACATCGTAAAGAACGGGTGTTGTGTCTTCTTGGTCTTCTACAATCTTAAATTGTCCTCCCCCTAGAATTTTAGACCATTCATCTGCGTGGTCCTTTTTATAAGCATTTTTATCTTTATCAGTATCTTGAATAAAACCATGGTTTGTCATAACAATTTTACCTCTTGATTGCATACCATTAACATGGTTTTTATCAATCTGTAAGTTGGTTCTTTTACCCCATTCTACTTGCATGCCACCTTTAATTGCTTTAATCTTAGAGGTTCCAGCATTTGAAATATTTCCAAAAGTAACTACAAATGTAGCATCATACCACATTGCCATTCCACCTTTGTTCATCATTTTTGGCTGACCCATAGGTGATTCTGCTTTTGCTGTCCAAACTTTATTAACTGCAATTAATGTATTAGTATATGGTGATGATTCTTTACGAGACATTACAATACTTTGGTTAACTGTATTACCAAATTGTGTTGACATTGCTCCGGCATTCCATTCATTGTTATTTTTCAGTTTTTCAACTGACATTTGACATGGAATTGATCCGATTGAGTCCCAGAAAAATGCTAAATCATAAGGTAAATTACCTTTTTTCTGTTCATTCTGTAGATCCATTATAAATGCTGCTACGTCTTCAATTGTATGTAGGGTTTCTCTATCAACATAAATAAAATTACCTTCATAGTCGACAACATTACCTTCATCATCTTTAATTAGATTAACTTGTAACCCCATTTGAGCTGCATGTTCCCAGTTCCATTTCATCTCAGTAATAATAAACACAGGAAGAATTCCCATATTTTGGGCGGATACTGCTGCTTCTAATAATGCTGTGGTTTTACCTGTATCACTATGTCCTCTTAGTATTGAAATGTGTCCCATCGGCATACCAGGTACTCCAGCTACTTTTTGAAAGGCAGGGGATAATGGTATCCATTGTTGTTCCTTAAATTTGACGTTTTTATTTAAACCTTTAGATGATTTAAATTTATTAAGATCAAATTTGCTCTTAATCTCGGCAGACACTGCTGCCGAGAGAGACTTTGATGCTTTTTTTGCCATATTTAGAAGGGTAGATCATCAACTTCATTAACCTTTTTACCCTCATCAAACATTGAATCAAAAGCATCTGCTTTATTTTGTTTAGATTTTGTAGTATCTAAACTAAAGTTGTTATTTGAGGTTGATGTTGATGGGGCTACTGGAGCAGCTACTACTTCTTCTGAATCTTCTTCTGGTGATAACCATTTTTCAAGAGCAGATTTCATTTCATCAAATGAATAACGTTTAAACAAACCATCTGTTGGGTTAGGTTGCTCACTTGTCCATTTTTCTACTAATGAAGCATCTTCACTAAGTGAAGTTGTTTTTAGTCTAACACGCACTGATGATTTATTATAAGGAGTACCAGTTGATTCTGGTCCTACTGTTTCTACTGTAATGTCTCGGCCATTTACAATATCAGTGTAATCTCCAATTTCATCATCTACAGCAAGTGCTAATAATTCTTCATATACTTGTTTTCCAAATTGCCATAGTCGCACACCTTTATCTTCTTCTCCACGTACTATAACGGGAACAAAAGTACGTGTTTTAGCATCTAGCTTTTTAGCAAGTACATAATTCTCTTTATTATACTCTCCTTCACGAAGTTTTTGAGCAAATAAAGCAATAGGGTCTTTTTCATCAAAATTAAGTGGTGAAATCATAACCTTATTTGTAATACCATAATAGAACTTAAGTTCTGTAAATGGGTTAGATGAATTGAACGCAGATGGTACAATTCTAATTTGTTGTTTACCTACTGTAGGTCTCCAAAAAATGGTTGTGTAATCGGTCTTTTGACCACCCTGTGGTTTTGATTGGAGGGTATCCAATTTCTGTTTAAGCATTGATAAATCCATAAATGTAACTTATTTTTAATTATAACTGTTTATATGTAACTCTAATATACGAACTTAAATTTGGGGAGCCAAACTATAGTTCAATAATTTTGTAAATTTTTGTATTAAGTTGATTTAATTCATTGTGTTGAGTAAGTAAAACACAATTTCTATAATGCTGCCAATCAACTCTATATCTGGTGTCTACGACGCCACCATTTAATTTTTTAATTAATTCATTTAAAGCATTAATAGTATATAAGGTGTTAGATTCCTTTTTACGATGTACTAAAATTGTATTCTCTGGGATTGAATTTAAGTTAGTTTGATCAACATTATATGTTACTACGTACTCATCTTTCCCTACTATCTCTAGTACAAAAAGCTTGTTATATATAATATCATATTTTGATGTAATATTTTCTATAAGTGTGTCTAGTCCCTCTAAATCAGTGAAGGTACAAAATAATTTATTATTCAAGTCGCTTAAATTTTGAATGTTAGTTATAACGTCGTATTTCGCGTTATACGTATTAAGCGGTTTCTCCAAAGTTGTAATCATAACCTTCTATTTCTTTGATATTTAGTTTATATTTTTTGAAAATATCTCTTATTTTCTCTAATAATTCTATTTCTCCTTCATCCCAATCAAATAAAAACGAATCATAAGTATATAGCACTAGCTTCGTTTTATATCCCCGTAATATACGAAAAATATCCCACAAAACCAACACATTCATGGATGTTTCTAAATTTTGTAACACATAATTAAACAACTTTTGTGGATTCATCTCCCCCAAGTTTTCTTTTTTATAAACATACCCAGAAACCGGACATTCTATAAACCCGTCGCTTTGGAACTTACCCCAGTTTTCTCCTACGTATTTTTCTATTTTCCGAAAGAACTCAAGGTGTTTGTAATTTTTGAAAACTCCGCCATAAAGCTGTTTGAAAGTAAGCTCTTTCGCTTTTTTATAATCCACATTATATAGGGTAGCAAAATGAGCGTGAATATCACTAGTGGTAAAGCTATAATCAATGAGACGAGCAGCCAAACTAGGATGGTAAGCAGAAATATCAATCTCCACAAGTTTGCTATTACGAGGAATAAAACTCTTTCTACATCCGTTTTCTTTATTAAGTGCCGCATAATTTACATTTTTAAATTTATTTGATGGTCTTGTAGTAGTTGTTTTTAAGTTGAACTGAGTGTATGTGTATTTACCATTAATGGGATGGAAGTATTCACTGAAGGTGTCATTGTGTATACGTATTCCACTTCTCTCGATAGCGTTGAATACCATGGATACTCTATTGTTAAAGAATTCATCATATTTAGTTTTTTCTATGTTAATATTTGCTTTTAGATCTCTAAAAATCGTTTCACACAATTCATAATGTTTAACAATCGGTATAATTAAGTTTA